AGCGGCGATCTGGCTGCTGGTTTCATCATTAAATCTGCAACATCCGGCCCCACAGTCACCAGCGTTACCCAGACCAGCGGCGGCACCGAAGGCTCTCCCGCAGTAATGACTGTTTCTCTGTCTGGAGCAACCTCTGGCAGCAAGAACTTTGCTGCAACGCTTGCGGGTGTGACGGCTACAGGCTCGGGGACTGACTTCACCAGCGATCTGTCGTCCGCTACCTACTCCAATGGCGTGACATTCTCGGGTGGCAACATGGTTGTGCCTGATGCTGTCTCTGGCTGGACGGTGACGATCAGCACGAAAAGCGACACGCTGGACGAGGCGAACGAAACTGCCACGCTGACGGTTGGAGGCACGGCAGGGACGCTGACGATTACCGATGACGACGCAGCGCCAACGATCGCGGGCACAGCTTCCTCCACTGTTACGGCTGGCGATCCCGTGGTCATCACCTACAGCCCCGGCCTGTCTGGTCAGACTCGCACCTACACGCTGGCTCTGACTGACGGCACTGCAGTGGGCGGAACTGACTACGACAACACCACGGTGACCGGAGACTTTGCAGTGACCGCAGGCACCGGAAGCGTGTCAATCAGCGGCTCCACTGTGACGGTTGACCCTGGCGTGACTGAGTTCACTTTGACGATTACCACGACGGCCTAGCCTTTACCAATCAGCAAAATAGGCGCATGACTGATAACCAGGTTATCCAACGTGGCATAGAAGCCGCAAGAGTGCTGGAAAGCGAAGCGTTCAAAGAGGCGCTGAACAGCTTGCGCGAGTCCGTCATTGCACATTGGAAGGAATGCCCTGTGCGTGACAAAGAGGGAGCGTTGTTGCTGCTGCAATTGGCGAAGATGGCCGACAAGTTCGAGTCAATCCTCGTAGGCATGCTTGAAAACGGGAAGTTTACGCAGCGCAAAATTGAAATGGACGAACTGCGGGACGAATCTAAACCGCGTCAGTTCATGCGCAGGATAGTAGGCTAGGCACTTAGCTTTACGCGACCGTCGAGAGACGCCGCACGATCCACCTAGTGCCAGGGGTGGGTAGTTTGACCAAAGGACTTTCACATGACCGGACAAGCAGACTCTGCACCCGAGACAGGTGGATTAGACGACCTCGCTTCTTTTCTTGAGGACACTCCCGAACAGGAATCCGAAGAACAGGAAACAGAAGCAACCCAAGCCGATGACGAAACCCTCGACACTGAGGACAATTCTGATGACGCAAACGACGGACAGGATGACGTGGAGGGCGATGAACCCGAAGCCGATGAACCTGCGCCCGTTGAAAAAATCACCTTCAAGGTGAAAAACGCAGATGGGAAAGAAGAAACCGTAGAAGCCACTACGGAAGAAATCGCCAATTCCTATATGCGGCAAGCAGACTACACCCGCAAGGCCCAGGCCCTCTCAGAGCGTGAGACTGAAGCGGTGAAGTTTTTGACCCAAAAGCATGAAGAAGTCCGCAATCACTATTTGTCACAGGCAGAAGTAGCCAGGGCTGCGGTGACACAGATGGCGGGCATCAAAACAGAGTCGGAAATGGCGCAACTCGCGCAAACCGACCCTGCGGCATGGGTTGCCGAATCGCAGCGACAGCAAGCGGTTGCCAAGTTCCTAAGCCAGCTAGATCAGCAGATCAACGGCGAGCGGACCAAGGCAGAGCAGGAAGCGGCGCAGGCCCGTATGCAGTCCACCAAACAAGCGTATGAGCGCACTTGGGCTGAACTGCAAAAAGACGGAATTGACCGCGACAAGCTGGCAAAGATTTACGGCAACGTGACGAAGAACTACGGTTTTTCAGAGGCAGAGCTTGCAAGTGTTTATGACCACAGGCAGGTACGGCTGATGAAAGACGCGATTGCATTTCGTGAGCTTCAAGCTCAGAAGGCAGCAGTCACCAAGAAGGTGCAGGAAGCACCACGCATGCCAAGCAAACAAACAAGCCCTGCGCAAACACGGCAAGACCAGGCACTTGAAAACAAATTCAAGGGCGGTCGTGCAAAGCTAAACGATCTCGCCGCATATCTGCGGTAAACAGGAGCATTACAAATGACAGTCCCAACCAACCTCTACCAAAAGGCTTCACTAAAGGGCAACCGCGAAGACCTGCTGGACAAAATCTACAACACCTCCCCGTCTGAGGTGCCATTGTCGTCTGCCTTTGGCCGCACGACTGCCATCACCGATTTCCACGAATGGCAGACTGATGCTCTCGGCGCTGCTTCGGCATCCAATAAGATGATCGACGGCGACGATGTGACTTTGGACGCGCAAGTAGCCACTGTCCGCATCGGCAATCACCTTCAAATCTTCAACGGTACGGTGGGCGTTTCTCGCCGCGCAAACATCGTGAAGAAGGCTGGTCGTGGCGCTGAAATGGCGTACTTGAAGGGCAAGAAAATGCTCGAACTCAAGCGCAACATTGAAGCGATGGTCGTGTCGCCTACGCAAGTTGCCATCGCTGCTACTACCTCCGTCGCTGGTCAGTCCGGTGGCTTGGGTGTTCAATTGGTGTCCAATCCGCTGCACAATGGCGCTGGCGCTACTCCCGCTTGGACTTCTGGCGCTCCTACGGCTGCTATCACTGCTGGTACTAACCGTGCCTTCACTAAAACACTGCTGGACACTGCCTGCCAGAACATCTACACCACATCGGGCCAGTTTGCCGAAATGCTGGTAGTGTCTCCTGCACACAAGACTCTGTTCTCTGCTTTCGCATCTGTGGCCCAAAACCGCATTGATGTGAAGGGTGGCAAGAACAGCCAGGCTACCATCGTTGGCGGCGCTGAGGTTTATCTGTCCGACTTCGGCGGATTGACCGTGGTTCCTCACTACCTGATGTCTGGCTCTGACACGGCTTATGTGCTGAACACCGACTACATCGACTTGGCTTTCTTGGATGGCTTCAAAACCACCGAATTGGCTAAGACTGGTGACAGCGACAAGGTGCTGATTACCGCTGACTGTGCTTTGGCTGTGCGCGCTCCTGCAAGTTGCGCGAAAATTACCAACTTGACCCCTTAATAACGGGTTGACGGTATCAAAAGGGCTTCTTCGGAGGCCCTTTTTTATGCCTTTACCACTTTGGACAATCAAGGTATTGCATTAAGTCGAGGTATCGCCGTGGATGATTTCCATATTATTGAATCTGCAAATGAATACGGCGTTGCGCGAGACATTCGCATTGAAGGCGATAACGTCATCACAAAGCAAACCTACGACGCCGCTCCGTTGCTCAAGTTCGCTGCTGATGCTCGTATTGCCAATGAAGGCAAGCGGTGGGGAGATGGTCACTTTGTTGGCATCATCCCAATGGCAGAACTTACGCGCATCAACGACACCTACAAGAGCGCAGAGGAACGGAAGCACCAGATTCTTGCGTGGCTTCGTGATAACCCAAAGTTAGTCACCTTTGAGAAGTTCCTAAAATAATGAACTACGCCACACTCCAAACTGATGTAGCTTCATACCTGCATCGCACCGACCTGACAGCATTTCTACCTGGTTTTGTGGAACGTGCAGAGGCGTTTCTATTCCGTGAATTACCTATCAAAGACCTGACTACCAAAGTTGCAGGGACTACCACGGGTGAATACTTCACGCTCCCGTCTGATCTAGGTTCTATCTCGAAAGTCACGGTAACGATTGGCAGCAGCGAAGTCGCACTAGACTACATGGCGCAGCCCGTTTCGTACTCTACGACTTACCCAGAGTTTTACTCATTTGATAACGGACAAGGGCGTATCTGGGGCGCTTCTGGACAAGCCTATACGCTGTACTACACGCCAAACATCACGGCGCTGTCAGGCTCCAATACAAGTAACTGGCTATTGGTCAACGCGCAAGACTTGTACTTTTACGCGGTGGCTTTAGAGGCCGCACGATTCATCCGCAATCAGGTGGAAATTGCATCTATCAGCGCGATGATTCCCGTATTGATGGAGTCGGTGAAAAGCTACTCAAATCGTAAGTCTCTGCCCGCTACGGGTTCAATGCAGATTCGGGCGCGGTAATGGACAAGCTATTAGGCTTCGTGCCTGACGCAGACCC